CAACGCCAAACACAAACACAGCCACACCAAACACAAACAGGGCAGGCTGTATCACATAGAATACCAAGAATGCTTCAAAATCATTCATTCTTCAACTCCTAAATGTTGTTTGGTTATTTTAGCACATTCTTCAATAACCAACTTGGTGTATTTCTCCAATTGTGCAGGGGTAAGCATGGCTGATCCAAATGGTGCAGACTTGACCACATCAACAGGTTGATTCCGGGCTTGAGCCAGTAGTTCAAACATTTTATCGTTCATTTCAAATCCCCACGCAAGGTGTGCCACATCCGGGGATCAGTGCCCAAATAGATGCGATACTTTTGATAATTGCGCCACTGGCTCAGTCTATTCACGCCACGCTCAACCCAGTCAAACATGGCACTGCGGAACCACAAGGGATTTACAATGGCTATCAGCAAAGCCACAGCCACAGGCACAATCAGCACAGCCACAACCACCCAGTGGAAGGTCATTGCACGATAATAACGGCCGCCGCCGGGTACCAGTTCAATTTCTTTACTCATATTTGCCATTCCTCTTTTGCTTTGCGTTTGAGAATCTTGTCAGCCACTGCCAACAAATCTTGTGTGACATCTTCTTCAATGTCTTTGTCCTTGGACTTTTTAAGGCCCAGTGCAACCTTTTCTTCTTCACTCAGTTTACGCAGGGCCGCACGCCGCAGTCGAATGCGCTCTTGTTTACGCTGTTCTTTTTCACGAGCCTTGCGATCTGCTTCCTTGTGCTTGGCCCACCATTCACGCACTTCGTCATCACGGAGCAACAACAAGTCTTCGATTCGGTTGTTCTCCAGTTCGGTCATGGCCTTGCAGGCAATACGGGCCAGCTTGTCGTTGTTTGCTTTAAGTTCTTTATACTGCCAACTATCGGTTGGCTCGCCTGAACGATAATCATCCTCATAACTTCTGCAGGGCATGTTACTCTCCTTTGGCCTGCCGGGCTTTCAAAAACTCCACGCATGCGGCTTCGGTGCGTTTGGTCACCACCACCCGGCCACCCCAGAAGCCCACGTACAGACTACGGTGCTCTACAAACTTCACTTCGCCGTCTGCACCCACATGCTTTTGACGAGTGGCTGACTTTGCAGGTGCGGCTTTTTTTGCCGGAGCCTTTGGCACTACTGCCACCACAGGCTTGACTGCCACTGCCTTTGCAGGCACAGGCACTGCCAACGGACGGTGTTCAAAGCCATGTTTGGCATCATAGCGGGCTATGGCTTTTTCATCCATGCCCCATGTGGCCAGCAGTCGTTTGACTTCTGTGCCGGGCAGTTGATTCCAGTGTATGATAGGGTCAGTCCAGTTAGTCATGATGGGCTCCTTAATAAGATTGATGTGAATGTCCAATACGATACACAGGTGCGCCTGGCGTCAAATCATTTTCCGGAGTATACACTTCCGGCAACATGATATCCGCAAACTCACTGTAGGAGTAATAACCGGACTCGGTCACTACCAAGCGAGCATCAGCGGGCAGGGCACTGAGTGCCTCAATCATTTGTGCTACAGTTATAGTGGTCATCTCGAGCTCCTTTGTGTCTATGTGTGTATTATAGCAAAACGGTGATTTGGTGTCAACCGTTTTGCTTCACGCGAACATCCGTGTTCAGCGCAGGTGCATACTTTTGTATTAACTCGCGCTCCAACTTGTGCGCCGCAGTTTTGCCGCGCACAATGTCCACGATCGCCACATTCATTGCCGCCACGCCGTTTGTGCGAATTGCTTCGTACAAGTTCCAGCTCTTGTCTTCAGTGCGGCTACGGTAGATGTGCTTGTTCACACGGCTACGGAGCGACATGTTAATTGTGCGCTGGGTTTTAGCGGTAATACCAATGTAGTACTCAAATCCAATTTGGATACAGTACACAATGTGGCTTCGATCAGTGCGTTTCTTTCTCATCATGTGTGTATTATAGCATTTCGAGCATTATTGGTCAACCAAAAGATACCACTACAAAAGTACTACTTTTTGTAACCCTAAAAAGTAGTACTTTTTGCTATTTTAGCTCAGGGTCACGAGTGTTGCTAAGTACCCACATGACGGTTGACTTATATCACGACATTTACACCAGTGAAGTGTTTCAAAAAACACAATGCATATGGCACGAGAATACCATGATGGATTTCTTCCGCAGCCAATTGACCCAACTGGGCTATCACAGCATATCCGAATCAAACAAAGTGTGGGCTCGCGGCTCACGCCAAGTTATTGTGTGTTTGGCCGACGATGTGTTTACTTGCAAGCCGTGGGACCAACCAGGCACCATGCCAGATGCTTGGGGCACCAATACCACAGTAATTACAGACAATGAGATTACTTGTGCCACACAATACCAAGTGTGCCAACTACCTGATAGCTATTTTGGCATCTACAGTTACCGGCCGGAACTGAGCGATTGGACACCAGAGCGTAGATTTAACTTTTCGGTCAACAGATTAGATGCCAAACGCTTGGAATTGTTTTTGGAGTTGACTACTCGAGCAACCAAACCAGATCCAGATCCCATGCATAAAGATTGGCCAGTACTGTTGGATCTTGATAGAGATTTTGTCAACTTTAACTGCTGGACCTGGGGCAGTACAAATGATTCAACTGAGGCATTTCAGCAAAGTTTTATCAAAGAATTTGGACATGTTCCTGAAAATTTGCAAACAATTTATCGTAAAACATTCAAACAAATGACTCCACTGATGCCTTATCGCAATCACAGTTATTCCGTAGAACAATCTCATGTGCATGCCTGGCTTAACATGGTGATTGAAACTTACAGCAGCGAAACCTGCATTGCATTGAGCGAAAAGACATTCAGAGCTTTGGTTACACCTGTGCCATTTATGGTGTATGCTGGCCGATACACCACAGCCAGACTCATACAAATGGGGTTTGATATTATGTCAGACTTGGTGAATCATCGTGCAGATTTTAATTTGGAAAAACAAACTGGAGAGTTTGGCGATCGCATGGTAGACTTTGTGAGAGATGGCGACGAATCTGTAACAGCAATAAAAAAACAATCTTTTGAACAAGTCAAACAAAGATGCCAGGCGGCTGCCAATCATAATCAACAGCAGTTGGCCACAATGAAACAAAACTGGCCAGCAGATTTTGCTAAATGGTGGCCCCAAGTAGTTGAGCAAATAAAATAATGTGCGGTATATTGTTTGTAAAAAGTCAGCGTCCTCTTGACCTTAACCTACATCTACAGGCAGTTGAAAAGATACATGACCGCGGCCCAGACTTCACACACTACCAACATCACAACAACATATTCATAGCACAAACTGTGCTACACATCACAGGTGAAGATGAATTTTATCATTGGCCCAAGCCAGACTTCTTGGCCTACAACGGCGAAGTGTACAACTATCGGTGGTTTGGTCGATACACTACAGACACAGAATTAGTTTATCGCACAGTTCGAGAACAAAACTACAAGAAGTTTCCTTACTTTGAAGGACCCTGGGCATGGGTATACACTGACTTTGAGTCAGTAAGATTTGCCACAGATCCTCAAGGCGAACGCTGTTTGTATCGATATCAAGACGATGACATTTTGATTGTGAGCAGTGAAGTGTCGGCAATCCTGTGCTATGTTCAGCCCCAAGTTCAAGTTGATGCATGGAGTCAACGACACTGGCCCACCATACGGCACACACCTTACCTAGGTATTGAACGCTGTGAGCCAGGTCGATTGTATACCGAAATAAGACCAAGTTTTCAAATTGACAGTATATTTGATTGGACGCACAGTCATCAGACCATGACCGACTTGGAAGCTCAAGAAGAATTTGATTGGATATTTGACAAAGTTATAGCAGACATGCGTCCTACAGAACCAGCAGGATTGACCTTTAGTGGTGGCGTGGACTCTGGCATTATACTGGCTGCCATGCCTGAATTTGCAGGATTGTATACCACCGTATGCGAAGGCAAAGACACTGTAAGCAACCGAGTGAGAGAGTTTTTAACTGACCAACAATGTCAAAATCTCACTGAGCTGCCCATGACCAAACAAGACTGGGCACAAGACTACATTGACATCATTGAGTGTTCACAGATGCCTGTGCAGAGTTGGAGTTTTGTTGGCCAATGGCACATTGCGCATCACTGTCAGCAACGAATTTTGTTCACTGGCATAGGCGCTGATGAACTGTTTGGTGGATATGGTCAATATCAAAACATGCAATTTGTCACAAACACATCTGCAAGTCCTTACAGTCAATTTGATTCGTCGGACACAGATAGTCAACGACTTTGGAATCAATGTGTGTCTGCCTCACAAGGGCATGCTGGTGCAGCCACACTGCTAATGGATTATCTTGTGCAGATCACAGCAGTCGATGCACGAGGTGTAGACACCATGACCATGGCACACAGCATAGAACCGCGTTCGCCTTTTATGCATCCTAAGATTATAAAGTTTGCTCTCAACTTGCCTTGGCATTTGCGGCAAGGCAAACCCTTGTTACAAAACAGATTTTTGCAGAAATGGCCTAAAGATTTGCTGTTGCCCAAGCAAGGATTTGCAGGACATTGTAACGATAGCTTGCCTTGGATGGGAGTGAATGTTCCTGCATCTCTTAATCGATCTGCACAGTGGAAACAGATTCAGTCGGCTACTTTTTTACAATATTGTGGTATTGATTCCAGTCAATCAGGCAATCAAACCACTCAGGCGTGATGTTGATTTTTGGATGAGCTTGTGCATAGGCCACAAACGCCGCAACACAATCTGATTCACTGGGTGTGACCCATCTAGTTTGGTCACTATTGTATTCGTACCAATACATGCCAAATGGAGCGGCGGGATCTGTCAATCTAAAAGTAAACAACTGCCCGGGCCGAGCTCCACACAATCGAGCAAATTGATCCAACGTGGTCACAGGCTCAAGATGCTGATACTGATTAGCCCTGTCAACATGTGTGCTTATAAACGCAGGCACAGTTTGGATTTCTGGTATGCGTTCCAAGCATCTCAATCTACTGTCCCCAGTACCAGGAACCAGTGTGCCATCTTGATCTAACAACAACCAAGGTTTTATAATGCCTTGTACCCGGATGTCGTGTATCCAAAGATTCAGTTTGACCAAGTTAGCAATGTCGTAATGGTTGCGTAGTTCGGCAGCAAACCCATCTATGCTGTCATGGTCAAGCCATTCCATTGCCCATCTACACAGTTCGCCGAGTCGTTGATTGGTTGGTAAGTTTTGAAATTCTGCGGTTGGATTCCAAAACAAACAATGATTGCCGTTGTGCATGCTATCATGCACAGGATCTTGAGTGCCAGGCCACTGTGCTTCAATTAAGGGATTGTTCCAGTACATATAATTAGGTCCGATTCAAAAAAGTCATCCATTTTTCTAGATCACCGTACATGGCCAACATCACTGCTTGTCGGCTGCCAAACAAAATAATCTGCGGATTTTTGCCAATTTTGATGTAGTAAGGACAATCTAATTTTTTGTCTAAAATTAACAAATGCCTGGCAATGGCAACCAAGTTAGTTGGAACAGCAAATGAATATGTTTCTAAATCACAAGTTCCGAATGCCATAAATCCAGCATTGGTCAAACGCAACCCGCCACCATCTCTAAAATTCATCCACCAAGATTGCAAGGCTTCTTCTAGTGTGGGACGATCATCTTCGGGTAATGACTCCAGCAATCGTGCTGTGTATTGCTGTCTGGTTGTCATACATCTTGTAATCTTTCAATTTTAAGATACTGTTGAAATCGATTCAAGTTAGTACCATCACATTCTGTGCTACAAATTCTCATGGGGTTGGTGGCCCACCGGTCACTTACTTTTTTATACAGTGGTAAAATTTTATCTAGGCCATTTGTGCCGTGATACTGTTGAAAGTCTCCCAACACTTCATGTATTTCTTCTGTAGCGTCATCGGGGCGAGTTGGCCCATATGCTGCTTCAGCAATATACGGACAAGGTAAAAAATATCCTTGTGCAGTGATCATGATTTCGTTGCGAGGTATTTGTAGACACTGTATGTCACCTTTGCCTCGAGGTTTAACTACTTTCCAACTCTTAGGAGGAGTTAACCATTGCACCGGTCTTATGGCTTCTCTCGAACTTACTTTTACTTGAAAATAAGTAAACCCCATTTTTTTAGCCAAGTTACGTGCTTCCATGACTTGATGCTTGTTATGTTCAAATACCAAAAAGGCCCAACATGCTATACCGCCAGCGTCAATAAATGCCCGGGCATTGCGCATGACTTTTTTCCAAACTACTCGCCGTCTATAGATGTGATTGGTATCTTCCAATCCATCTATACTAAAAGTTAAAAAGTTGTAAGGTTGAGTATCTACAGTAAAAAATTTAGCAGCCTCTCGCCACCATGTTACTGTTCTAGTACCGCCATTGCTATCCATTTGAAAAAGTATATTGGGATTCTGTTGTTTGATCCAACTCATTATAGGTATAGCATCCTTGGCCATGGTAGGGTCACCATGCGATCCTGTTAATTTGATGTACTCAACCTTGGCAAGATATTCTGACGGCAACAATTTTTTAATATCATTTAACGTCATTGTGGTTTGTGGCACCGCAGGATTTTCAACTATACCTAATATAGGATCATCGTCAAGATATCGATTGCATTGTATGCAGGCACTATTACACTGCGTGGATAATTCTAACGCCAGTCTAGTAGGATGATGATCAAACATTATGGATAGATTTTATCGCCATCAGTTAATAACACTACTGAAAATTTTGTGGTTTGAAATTGTGTGTTGAGTTTGCGAGCCAGATTCTTGGCATGACCAGGATTTGAAAAACTAACTTTTTTATACTTAGGCCCAGGATACTGAGTAAGCATGTTTGAAGTTTTTAAGTTGATTGGTTTGTTTTCGTAAAACACTGCCCACACACCTTCTGAGGCCAACACTTGTTCGGTCTTGTAGGTTTGTTTGTTGGTGATTTCAATTAACACCTGTGGTTTGGGTCTTGACATAGATAAACTCCGTGTTTATTTATCCCAATAACTATGTAGATTTAAAACTGCCACCTGACAAAACTACTTCAATCGGCTCATTTTGACTGACCTGTTGTTGACGAGATTGCTCAAGTGCCAGCAACAATTTGGTTATATCGCCGTGCAGGTCTTTGGCATCACGCATGGGTATGATAAGGTCTTTTTGCCCACGGCTTTCTGCTGCCTTGATTGAGTCGATAAATCGATTGATGTGCAAACTCATTTTTTAAGATATGGTTCTAAATTAGGAGGACTCCATCCTACCGGCTTGAGTACCTTGCCATCTTCACGCTTGCGAACCTTGCCTGTTTCCTTGTCAATCTTGGCAAAGTTAGTGTTCATAACTTCTTTCCAAGCACCTTCTGCATCTGCACCCATGCTGTGCAAGGCACCAATGGTAACAACCAAAATATCAATTAGCGCATCTAGTGTTTCTACTTTGTCAGCATCAGTTATAGCAACACCAAGTTCTTTCCATTCTTCTTCAATTAGATTTATATACAAATTAAATTGTTCAACGTTCCACTCGCCAGCAGTTTGATCGCAAGCCTTCATAAATTTTTCTTGATCACGAAACGGGTTTGTCATTAAGATCCTTTAGTTTTAATTTATATATTGGTTGCCACTTAGTGGCAGCATTTTTATGTGCATCATCAAGCGGGTGTAACCCTATTGAGGTTACTGTATAATGATTGTGATAAGACCAATCTAAAAAATTTTTATCTTCGAACCACAATATTTCTTTTGAAACTTGAGTTTGCAATGCCTGTATGTAATCAGGGGCATGCATTGATTGATCTATTAGATGGTAATCCATGCATGTTTGAACAGAAACTACATTTTGATTTTTTAAAAAGTTTTGTACAGCATAGATAGTTTGTAAATTTCGAAATTTGTTCCAGACCAAACTACTATTAGTGTAGTCATTATAAAAATCAACTACTCGATGGGCTTCGGTTTCGTTAATATCTTGCGTGAGTTTTTCTGGAACACATGTCTCGCCTAACGTGATCCATTTTTCATGTTTCACCATGTAAAAATCCCAACGGTGTAACCAAGTCCAATTTATAACTGCTAATGTGTTTGAGTTGGTTGGGTTACTATAATAAGAATAAATTTGTCTTGCAATATGATCATTGCCGCAGCCTGGCACAGCAAAAGTTTTATAGGAACAGTTTAAATTTTTTGCGGCTTGGCCAGGCCACCCTAGTGATCCATTGTGATTATTAGGCAGTTCTGATCCATATATAAAACTATCACCAAAACTTGCAATATCAAACTGACACACTAGCCTGCTCCTTGGTATAAAACGGTCCTTGATACTTGTAACGTTCAAGTGCAATCAGTTTGGGATTGCGCACAATCTTCCATGTACGATGTTGTTTTACTGTGTACCATCCAGCCGCAAACCATGACTTGGATTTATCCTGTTTGGTAAACAATGGCAACTTTAGTCGAACATTCCACAATCCGTTGTAGGTCTTGCACCCAGTTTCGTAGCCATGCACCGAATCATTAGGCGTTGGTGTAACTGTTTCAGATGGTTCAAAGGTAATGTCAATCACTTCTTTAACCATGGGCATGGTTTTGTAGCTGGATACTTGATTTTGTATTTTTACAACATACCCATCTGCACTGGCTTCAATGTTGCCAATCTTTTGATTGTTTTGTTTAAGAATCCAGTATTGATTGTCAATCACTGGTTTAGCTACGATCATTTTAACACTCCTTGATATGTTTGATTCAGCCAGCGACCAATGGGTTCAGCTTGGTCACTGAGCTTGGTAAGTTCATACTTGCCGCAGAACTTAAGAAAGTGTGCGCCTACCATGCCCGTGTCTTTGGCACTGACTTGTTCACAGATTACTGTGTCTACTACATCTTTGATATCTTGTGGTTGGGCTGTGAGATCAATCAGCGTGACATTGCGTTCGTAATCTGTCAGCACCTTGTGTTCAACTTGTTCGTGGTCAGACCAACGTTGCAACATGAGATTGTTCCAAGAGTAGCCTTTTTTGTCACGGTCCTCAAAGGCTTCTGTAAGACCCACTTGATTTTTAGTGCCCTTCACACGCACACCTGGATATGCCGAGAACACATTGTCACCAGGATCGCCACGCATGCACTTCAAGAACAGCACCCATTTCTGATAGTCAGCTGGAGTCACAAAGCTCCGGTCAGCTTTGCCTACTTTAATCTTTGAATTGCTTTCTATTGAAAAACTCAATTGGTTGCCTTTGGCATCTGTTACGCCATCAACACTGAACAGGTGATCGTTTATACCATTGTATAATTGACAATTGGGTGCAACCAACTGAACAAAGTCTGAATCACTGCTGACGATAATATGTTCATCTTGGGGGTGTAGTGCAATCCAGCGGGCTATGACGTCGTCCGCTTCTGCTGTTGCGCAACGGATCACGCTACAATTTGTTTTCTCGGACAAGTATTTAGTCAGTTCATCATAGGTTTCCCAAAACAACTTGTCCTCTTCTGCTTCAGTTTCACTCATGGCACCGCGGGCCACAGCACGATTGGCTTTGTAGGGCTTGTAGTGGTCTTTGCGCCACGAGCGCCCTTCTAGTGCGAAAACCACATGATCTACGCCAAACCGCCGAGCTACCTTGTTGGCGCTCATCATGGTCAAGTGTAGCGCAAAGCCCAATTTAGTCCATGTGTCGCTGGCCCTGTGTGCCGAATGGCGGGCGCGGAAGAACATGTTGGCAGTATCAATCAGTAGATATTTCATCAAAGCGGTCCAGAAGTTTGTGTTGTTTTAAGTATTGTAACACATATTCCGACCAAAATCTATGGCCATTGGCTCCAAAGTGATAACTTTTGGGATTCACATGCTCGAATCCGTTGTTTTTTAGTATGGCGTTCCAACTGTGCTCTCTTGAGTAAGGTTGGATATAGTGATTTTGCCAATCTCTTTGATTTGGTATATCACTGAATGTGCTGTTGCCGCTGTAGAAAAGATGTCGTACATTGAGATCTTTAAGTCGGCGATGCAGGTGCCATATTTTGTTGTGCCATTCATCTGTTTTTTGAGTCCAATTCACATCCAAAATGTACTGACGATATCTAGGGTCAAGCTCTGGCGGCACCATGTCTACCCCACTGGCATTCACTTGGTAGTGCCGGCCTTCATGCACCCATTCTTCTCGTTCCCATGTGGTCCATTGGATTACCATCACAGTATCATACAGTCGGGAATAGTTTTCATGAATCCAATTGTTAGTGGTACGCAATATGCGATCATTGCTGGCTGCTGTTTCGGCGTCACAGTAAAATTCAGTGTTGAGCATTCGGCTCAATTGCCGACCCCAGCTGGCTTCTAAGTTGATTGGATGAGGTCGACGATCAATTCCATGTTTACCATCATCTACAGCAAAGCAATCGGGCACCACCGCCTCGGCTGCCGCTGTATGGCTGCATCCATTAACGTATAATATCATTTTTGTAGTAACACTTTTTCTGTTTCAGCAGCCACCACACGCTTGCGCAGGCTTGAGCTTGAGAACGAATGATCTCGGCCGTTGAACACAATTTCAATGCCGCGGTCATAGCATTCGTCACGCCCGGTAAAATCTTTGTCGCAGTATTCCACGCCCAGTACACGAACATCCAATGGCAGGATCAGCAAAAGATCACGGAGATCTTGTTCGGTTTGGTACACCACAACTTCATCAACATAACGACACGCCGCCAACTGTATCTGGCGTTCCACCACACTTTGTATAGGGTGATTCTTGGTATCTGGACGGTCGATAGTGTGATCAGTCTGCAGGCCCGCGATGAGGTAATCACAGTGATTTTTTGCTTCGGAGAGCATAGCAATATGACCTGCATGCAACATATCAAAGGTCGAGAAAGTGATGCCAATTCGTTTACCTTCTGCTTTAAGTTGTTTGATGTGATTGAATATCATCCTATCTCGCTTCTTCCATCTCCAAGGTCACGCTTTTGCACATACATGCCAGAATTTTTAATTGCTTGTTCTTGTTCCCATGTTTCCATCACAACATGTCTGCATATATTTTGGAACCAGCGATCCACAATCTCACCATCTGAGTCTGTGGGTTTCATCATGTAACCAGCCTTGACCAAGCGGGCCACAAATATTTCATTCCAGTCCAGTTCAAATGCACCTTGATGCAAGTTGTTGGGGTCTACGTCCATACTGAGCACAGCTACGTAAGGTTCGCCTTTTTCGTTGGCCAATTCTTTTTCTGTTTTTACTGGCACCTTTGTAACTTTACCAGCAGCCTTGATGCTGTCGACTAAGTCGTCAACAGAATCGCGTTTAGGCTTCTTTGCTTTTTTCTTAAACCATTCAAACATATCTAATACTCCTAACATTACGTCTGGTGTAATCATTTGCCCCAGCCATTGCCCCAAAGATCCACATGCAATCTTGGGCTATAGTTGTAACCACGGGCCAGTGCCCAGTCGGCCACATTCACACGATTGGCAGCGTAAGGAGTAACCACACCACCTTGTGGCATCACATAGGTTACACCGCGGAAGCCTGCCGCACGATATGCAGCCACAGCACGATCAACTTCTTCAAAGTGTGCTTCACTATCAACAACAAACTTCAAATACACTTTGCCGTTGCTTTGATAGTCTGCTATGATTTCTGGCCGGATGGCATCTGACCATGATTCACCTGATGCTGATAGTTTGGGACTTACTGAAAAAGTAATTTCTCGTGTGACACCCGGTTCAGGGTAGCGCCATTCTTGCAAAAATTTTCGAAATGCTAGTTGTAGCGTTTGAGTGCCATTGGTTTCAAATGTGATATTCTTCAAATCACTCATGGCGTCTTGACTCAGCAGTTCTTCGTAGCCACGCTGCCAACCCAGTAGTGGTTCGCCACCTGTGATCACAAGATGCACATCATTGCCATTGTCTTGTTGCCACCGATGGTTGGGAGTAAGAGCCAGCATCTTTGAGATCAGTTCATCGTGTGTGAGTGTGTGACTTAGGTCCTTGAATGCAGGATGCCAACTGGCATACGAGTCGCATCCTGTATTAACAAGAGGAAGCTGTTCAAAAGTCTTGTAGAGATGGATTGACTTGGCCACTTCATCCGCCTCAATGCTCTTATGGCCGGGAGCGCATCCAAATCCCGCGCATGTAAAGTTGCAGCCGAAGGTTCGTAAGAACACTGAAGGAACACCAACAAAGCGTCCTTCGCCCTGTGCAGAATAAAATAACTCACTGACTTTTAATTTCATATTTTTGTTGCTTTAACCAGTAGATGCCAACCCAAGTATTCGCGAACTGCTTGACGCATTTCTTCGCTCATTGCTTCAAACCAAGGTTCTAGTTCATAGATACCTTGCTTGTACTTAGGTACATTATACATGAAACAATGCGCTTGTCTAATGCGTCCGATATGGAATTTGCCCTCTAGCAACTGATAGATTTCTTCTTTTGTGTAGGCTTTGGCATACGGACAACCAGCCTGTGCTTCGTATTGGTCCAGACCTTTTTGAATCATGGCATATTTCCAACTGTCACGAGCATACACCAACATCTTAAATTCGCCGCCGTCTACTGTTAGACTGTGTATGTTTTCAATAACTCGATCAATTGCAGGATAGTGGTGCAATACACCGCAACTGTAAACCAAATCAAATTTGCCTAAGTGTGCAAGATCATTGTCGCCGCTTGCTTGGTAGAATTCACCTTCTAGGCCAAATACTTCAAAACGTTTTTTGGCTAGTGCAATACTTTCACTGCTGAGATCAATTCCAACATACTCGGCGCCGTGCCTAGCAAACTCAGCCGCATCAGCACCAATACCACATCCAATTTCTAACACACGTTTGCCAGCATACAAGTGAAACTGTGCTAGGTCTTTGAGATGCGGTTCAACAAAATAACGCTTTTCACTATTCTCATTAAAGAATTGTTCGGTACCAACTTCGCTGGCGCTGTGGTTGATGTTACAAGGCTGGCGGTCCCAGTACTGTACAATTTTGTCTAATAGTTCATTACTCAAAGGGACTTTCCTTCCATTGTCTTAGTCGCTTGTGTGGATCTTGCAGGACCATTCTAGCCCAAATGTCTGGATTTTTACCTACTATAGAATCTCTAAACCATGTGGTATCACGGCCTATGCTGTCAAGATAGTCTGCAATTTTGGTAGTTTCATCAATTCTACGTTTGCGCCATGAAATGTGATTGAAGTCTCTAGGATTATTACCTGGCATGTTTTCCAACATGATACGTTCCTTGAATGTTTCATCCAAGTTCTCACCAGTAAGATCATAACGTTCGTGATGTATCATTACAGGAATTGTTTTTACAATATCCAACATCCAGGCCACTTGGCTGGTCCAGGCATCGTTAATTTGATGCGGGCTCAAGTGTCCGGTAATTTCCACCCACTTCTTTGGTAGGATAGGAAAGATAGCATACGGATGTTCGTGATTGGTCTCGGCTCGAAGCAAATAAAACTCTTGAGCGTTGTCTCGAATTACTTGATCCCAATCCTGTGTTTTCATCACAGCATCGTCATTCCAAAAGAATAGCCAAGAGCCTTGGCTGTGTTTGGCCAGTTCATTGAGATATTCGTTCAGTCGCATGTAGCCCAGTCTTTCAAACTGTATGGCACTGTATTCTACCCCAAGATCATCAAGATAGGGTTGTATAACATCTACAAAGTATGCAATGTTCTCAGTATCGTCATTGTCAAACGCCAACATCACTTCTATTCGACTGGGGTCTTTGGCCCGGTCAAGTAGAGTGCGTAGGCATTGTTCTAGTGGTTTTGGTCTGCCACGGGTGGGCAATAAAATACTGATGTCGATGGGGTTGTCAGGGGGTAATAAGTTCTCTGTTGTCATATTCTATTTCAGGTAAGTTGGCTGAATTAGTTTTTGTTATTGTTGTTTTTCCAAAATTTCTCTTGCGACCAAAATACATATTTTCTAAAAATCTTTCTATGCTCATGGTCTTGTCTTCACCAGTATCAAATTGATACACACATGATGTGGCTATGTCAGAATTGTCTAACAAATATCCAAGGAAGTCGTAATCAAACGTTTGTTTGATTGGCAATGCTGGCAAATCTTTGTAGTCAATCACATAGTTTCTTTGAAATTGCAACAACTGTTCTAGTATGTTGCTGTCAATAGTATACGTGGTTCTTACAAAATTGTCAATGATATCGAACACATGGTCAATCTTGTTTTCCAATTGCATGTTCAGTGTTATTCTATGCATGAGGTTCTGACCAGTGACTTCTACGTTGCCAATCCGTGGATGGTTAGCAAGCCCAGTAGTGGTCCATAGCTCGTAGTATTTGTGTGTGTCAGCAAATTGTTGTTGCATCCAAGAGTCACGTTGGATATGCTGATAAAACGCATCATAAAATTCACTGTAATCGATACCATGCGCTTTGGCCAAGTATCTTGCAATATAAGTGGTCAATCCGTTAATATGAAAAGTTTGTATGAAACTATTCCATACCAGGGTAGTCAACATCTGTTCTTTGGGAATATCTTTTGTGCTAATCACAACATCGATACATTCAATCAAATCAACATCGCCGTAGCTGCCACTGATATAGTCATACACTGGAATGGACTCAATCTTCCACATTCTCTTCTGCAAGAGATTCATCTCGGCGTTTTCCAACAGCTGAGCTTGCAAAATGTTGATTCCAGTATGATTGCCTGCACGGAAGATTTTCCAAAAAGCTTCTTTCCATGTTTCCACAGTTTCGCCCGGCAATCCAAGAATCACTTCTGTATACACAGGAATGTTGTTGCGATCGCACAAGGCAAAGATTTCGTCAATCTTGTGCTGATCTAAATTTCTACGTTTGATGTTTTCCAACACATCATGGTCCATACTCTGTACGCTCACAGTGAGACCTGATCCAAAGTTGGGACTTTCATCAATCAGTTTCTTTACAATGCCAACCACTTCGTTCTTTTGATTCTTGGCCCATGTCATGGAGAATGACGCCAGCTTGGCCCAACGTTTTTGTACTTCAATTAGCTTGTCCACAATCATATTGTCACGTTCAATGAACATGCCAAAGTTAGCGTCGGTGATGGTAACAAATCCGCAGTGACGGCCGATCCAGTCTAACTCATGAAACACTCTAGTGAGTTCAAACTTTTTAACTTTGTTATAGGTTAAACTACCCCAATCGCAAAAGGTACATTGGTAAGGGCACCCACGATTGGTTTCTAATGTAGCATTCCAAATTACATCAGGGTTTTCTGCCATGATACGATCAAAAATTCCTGTGAGATATGGACTGGGAATTTGATCAAGATTGTCGATCCTGGCACAATCACCAGTATCTATTAGACCTGTTGGGGTGTTGATCAACAGGCCAGGAATATGAGAGAAGTCAGTGTCAAAGTCTTCTAATATACGCTTGAATGTAATTTCACCTTCCATCTTGCTTACAAGATCCATGAAAGGTTCTTTTTCAAACAATTTTGGATCAGTGTTGGCTATTTCTGGACCACCAAACAAAATTTTCACTTGAGGGTTGAGTTCTTTAACTCGTTGCGCAAGTTTATAGTTGTATCTGTGATTCCACACGTAGGTGCTAAATGCCACAATGTCATTGTGCTGTAGTCTTGCGGCCGCTTCTTCAATCGGCTCTCTACGCCAAATCAATTCGTCAATTTCCCAGGTGTTTTTAATGTGCTCAAATCCAAATGCATAACTCAAGATCACACCTGCAGAGTATGGCAAGTAGTATGCATTAAATTCCTCGGGACCTTGCTGAAAGTTAGGCTGTACAAAACTTATTGTTTTTTTATTCATAGTGTATTTAATCTGTTTCAAACCCTAGAGATAACTTGTTAAAAACCCAGGGACAAGCCCTGGGTTAATAGATGGTTAATAACCATTAGTCGGGCTGTTTGACGTCGTCTACTATTTTCTTTTGCAGTTGATTCAACAGCAAACCATACACAGGCAGAATAACTACCAGACTCACAATGATCTTGCTGATTGAATTGTTGGTTGCAACAATGTGCCAGTTGGCAGCCATGAACTCATTGGCACCGCCAGCAAATGCAGTAAAGAAGAATACATAGGTATCAAAGAATGTGCTAACAACTGAACTCAATGCAGGTGCAATCCACCAAGTAGCATACTTTTCACGAATGTATTGGAACACATACACATCAAGCAAGTTGCTGATGAAATATGCACAACCACTACCAAGACCAATGCGGAATGCCACTGAGTCAGGAGCGCCGCCCAGTTTGACCACTGCCATTGACACAATGATAGCAGGAATGAATGCCAATGCAATCACAGCACGACCAGTTTGTTTGCCCAACAGTCGCACAGTCAAGTCGGTTAGCACAACCACTAGTGGGAATGTAAACGCGGCTGCTGCCAATGGCGCACCAAACACTGAGAATTTGAATTGCACAATGTAGTTGCTGATAGCAATAATAATAATATGTGCCAGCATGAGCTTGTAGGCCAATGCACGGTCAACGCCATTTAAGATTCGATCTAACATGATTTTTCCTTGTTATATTAAACGAATAGATCTTCCATCCACTCGCGATGGCCTTCTCGGAAAGCCATGTTGCTCTGTGTTTCGCGCACTTCCACACGATAGCACCAGAGACGCTCTGCTTCACCCGGTCCCCACAGGTCCGGAATGTAAACACCATTAACATACTTGTACAGCATGTCTGCCAAACCTTCGCAACCTAAGCGTGGAAGGATTGTGAGTTTGGCCATTTTCTTTTGTTGCAACAGTCGGTATGTTTCCAACTCTGGATCATCTGCAGACACTAGTAAGGTATGATCAAATTGATCTTCCAAAGTTTTCTTCAGTTCTTTGAGACCGCCGTAGTCGGCTGCCCAGTTGCGCACATCCAGATTGTCTGTGCCAAAGTAAAACTTCATTGAGAATGAATAACCATGAATTAAGTTGCAGTGGCTGTCGGCACGCCATTGACGGTATGCGCAGGGAAATGCATCATGATACTCTTTGGTGCTGGTATATGTGTATTGACGGGGTTGATTTGCCATATTGTCCTCCTATGTATTATAGCATAGGCAGCAGAGTTTGTATAGCGGGATGATGCCGGACAGGCCGCTGAAAGAACTATTTAACAAGTTTTTCGAGTAGTGATTGTTTTGTGCCTAGTAGCGCACAATCCAACGTACCAAATTGAGATAATAACAAATGTCGATTGTGATATATGTCTGGTGGTGCGAAGTCTTTTGGATAACTGAGCTTTGGTCGATGTGGTACTTTATAGATATTGGCTTTGTTTTCTTGCATGGTCATACTGGTATCCCATTCGTTGACAAACGCCGCTAAAATATCTGGACTCCAATAATGAAATCCCCAAGGGTGTTGATCAGGGCACATTGTTTCTAAATATCGATCAGTTTCTTCCATCACAAACCCCACATAGTTTCCCAGTTGTGATTCTAAGTATGTCATTTGCTCGTGATCAGGATAGTATTCTAACTGATATCCAGTTACCAATAGTCCATTGCGTTCTTTAACATGTGTTGCTAACATCAAACTGGTAACATTACCAAAAAATAATCTAGGTTTAACATTAAGAAATGCAGCACGTTCTTCTAGTGACCCAATAAAGTTTTGTGAATGAATTACCCATGGTTCAATTTTGTGTTTCTTACACCATTCAATGGCGTATAAACTTTCTGTCACTTGCTCCTGATCATCTACATTGTTGTAAATTAAAATAATAGGAGTAAACGGTATATTGTTTCTGTAGAATGTATTAGCCACATTCTCACTGTCACATCCGCCACTAAGTGCAACGTATAAATTTTTGTATTGGCTATAAATTTCATGTGCAGTTTGATCACATGCTTGATCAAACGGTATAATCTTGTCAGCCTTTTGATTGAATATCACACGCAAGTTTTCTTTTTGTTTGCGCTGTGGAAGTCCGTCCCAACTGATGTCAATCCAGTTATCTCTGCACAGCATAATAAATCCTATGATGTTGTTTGAGTTGATCTAGATTAGTGTGACCAAACTCAACTATGTTTTCACTAAGAGTTTTATCTTGACTCCAGGCCAACTCCCATACATCTTCGTTAATGTTCCAACTGCTGAGTGGATATCTTGTGTCTCGATATTTGTACACTTGTACACCACTGTTGGTTGCCACGGTAACAAATAGCGCACCAGGCTGCCATTCAATCATTGTGCCGGGATACAGTGCCATCCAACAAGCACCAAGATTTAAATCTTGATCTTGTGCAATCATGTGGTTGTTAAATTGTGGGGGTACAAATTGTACAGAACCACCATCAAAGGTTTCATACACCACACGACCAACTGTTACAATACCAATTCGATCATACACGCCCGCATGTGCAACAGGAATGTGATCTATGTCCAAGAACACATCCATGATTGTTTCAACTGATGCGTTCACTGTGTCTTGGCGATGCTCTACCAGTTCAAAGTGTTCTGTTGGAATTGGAAAACTATAAGGCACTGCGTGATCAAACAACATAGCACTATCACTGTGGCAAGATTTTTTTTGTAGCACCAGATCGTTACCAATGCCTAGTCCCAATAAATCAAATTGCATACCATGGTATGGGCACGTTAACTTGGATGTTTCACAATTGCTGATTCTGCTGTGCTGATGCGGACACACATTGGACAACAAATAAAAACGACCGTAGTGATTTACTACTGACCACTTTTTATCAAGTTGATCAATAGGCGTTGCACTATCGGATTTGAAATCTTGTTTGAGCCCTAGAAACATATTATGGTTTTTGATAGCCTGCTGTTTTGTAATTAGCTTGACCAGGAATCACACCACGCACACCACCAACAGGATCTGCACAGTCGCCTACACGACGCGGAATCAAATGCACATGCGGATACATCACAGTCTGGCCTGCTTCACGACCCATGTTGATGCCGATGTTGAATGCATCACACTTGCCATCAGCCACCATACGGCGACCATGCAACATAGCCGATTCAAAACATTCCATGATTACATCATCAGTATTGTACTGTGGCACAAACAACAAATGGCCGGGCGTAACCGGATAACGATCGCGAAACGCAACCACGTGATAGTCTGAAAGTTCTTCCACACGGTCATCCCAGGGTGCAATATCTTGTTGATATGCAATTTCTAAATCAGTCATGCTTGTTCCAGTTCCAACTCGCCGTAAAACCAGTATTCAGTGTCGTCGTTTGACCAGCCCAAGCCTTCCATACCATCGTAGAAATCTTCTTCCCAGGCTGCTTCAATTGCTTCTTGTTCCTCTTCAGTCATGTCGTCTGGATATGTCCAATCTGCCCAACAGCCATCGTCAAGATGATCAAGTTCCCAGTCATACTCAGTGCCGCCAAGTTCATAGCCATCGGGGTTGGCAAGATCCACATCGGGGCGCTCATCGCTTTCGCAATAGAACTTGCCCCAACGATAGCCTTCTTCGCGGATAATAACTTTTCCATCTTTGTACCAAAACTGCTTTTCAACAGCATTCTTTTTGGTCTTAGTGGTTAGAACCCAAGTGGCCATGATTACACCTGTTCTTCTGTAGCGTTGTCGTATCCACGCTGATAATCATCAGCGTCGGCCTCTGCATCTTCAATATCAGAATATGGATTGACAAATTTTTCTTTTGCAATTGCAGAATCGTAACCTTGTTTATAAGGTGCTTCTGCGTATAGTTCAATTTTCTTTTTTGCCATTAGTCTGCTCTTTCAATTTCGGTTGCTTCACGTACCAGCACCAAGAGTTCTTCCACAGTGCCTACCATGATCTTGGCAGTCTTCCAGTTGTCTTCGTCGTCTCTGCCGCCCACTTCAATCATGTAGCCATTGTCATACATGTTGATAGTGAATGACTCATTGACCTTGGTCAACTTGTCACTGAGTTTTTTAACTGGCCCTGCGGCCTTTGCTTTTGATTTTGCCATTTGATTCTCCTCTATGGTTAGTGCTTCAAATTCTTCTTTCAATGCCTCGAGCGCTTCTAAGTCTGCTTCAGACATCTTTGGTCTCTTTTTTCCCATTTAAATCTCCGCCAGGTGGTATTGGGAGTAGGGATAGTTGGTCTGCAACCATTCCAACAGGCCTTCTTCAACTGGCAACTGAATGTCACCAGAGCGATCAGTAATAATTATCATCGCGGAGCAAAGTCCTGTTGTAGTTTGATGTTGTCAAAGAACTCTTTCTTCACGCCCGGATCAGTCTTGAATGCACCGTGAAGAACTGTGGTTTGGGTGAGACTACTATGGGCCATAATACCGCGATTCTCACAGCAACCGTTGGTAGCTTGAATATAAAC